TTATTTGTCTTTGTGGAACGAACCATCAGCATTGTGCCAATGCGCCGCGGGCAGCTCATCACCATTGTGTTCAATGACTAATAATTTGCCAAATGGACTTTGATAAACCACTTCAGCAGCGTTTCCATTGCGCAATCTTACAGCACCTTTTGCTGCTTCATAGCGGCGTTGTTTTAACAGGTAGCCTTCCAGCTCCCATAATTTTTCGAAAGCGTTTTTATAAGCTATGTCTTCGCCAATTTTTTCATTAAAATTTTTGTCCGAAATGCAAGCGCTCGTACCTACAACCTGGAAGCCATTGCATAGTGTAATTGTACAGATTGTTAACATGCCTTGATGAATATAATCTGTTTTCATCACTAGGCGATTTAAATATTCTGTTGTTAATTTGTCTATTTGTAATAAACCCATTTTAAATTCCTTATTTAAAAATCGTTGCTAATTGATTTGGGCTAAACCGCCATCCGTTTTCATTGCCGAAAACGGCGTTAAAACACCACTCTGAACAGAAGTATTTACTGCGTTTCTCTTTAATTCCAAGCACCACACCTAACGCTCCCCACCAGTCATAAGCCTGACCTTTAGTTTGGTTGAAATAGGCTTTAATTTGGCCTTCTGCTACGTTTGGCAATAGTACTAAATCCCATTTGCCATCACGGACGTTGATTTGCTTACAACGCACGCCACCGTCTTGTACTGATGATGAATAACAGTCATAAACCACATCGTGTTCGTAATGTCCACCGCTTGTAAATTCTCGGCGTTCAATCACCAATTCACAGTGGCTATAGTCGCCTTTGGTAAAGCAACGCGTCACAGCGTCCGCAAAGGCTTTCCACGGCTCTTTGTGCCAAGAACGTTTGTGTTTGTAAAATGCGAGATAAATTTTATTATCCATTCTGATACGCCTCCGCTAAGTTGTTCATTTGTTGAATGATGTCATCATGGATCTCTTTCATTTCTTCCAAACTCAACCCATCACGCTTTAACTCATACTTGCGCATACGTTGATTGGCAAGCTCAACCTGTAATTTTTCTAAGCCGGCTGCTTGCTGAAGAATAATATCGGTTGCGGTTTTATTATCGAGATTGGCTTTTTGCGCAAAATCCGTAATGTAACGACTGACTTCACCTTGATAATTTTCCGCTTGAAAGGCTAATGCTGCGTCTTTTCGTTCTCGATATTCGCTTTCAAATCGCGTCCAAATGCTGTAAATGCTGGCAGCTTTGTCATCAATGCTAGTGATGTATTGCTGGTGCTTTTGGAATTTAAGCTCGGCTTGTTTTGCGTCTGTAATAATCCATTCCGTTCCTGTCCATTCATGATCTACACTTGGTCTAATTGTTGTGGCTTTCAACTGACCTTCTGCTATGTAAAGCACTGCTCCTTGATTACGTTTTTCAATAAATTCAACATACTCAGAGTCACTCACGGAAAGGGCATGAGATGGAATGTCGTGAATACCTTTTACAATAAAGGCATCATTTTCAATATCATAAAAATACATGTTTTATCCTTGAGTATTTTTTTATTTAATAACCAATGGCGAAAATAGTGAAAAGTCCAACTGACTCACTTTTTAATGTTTCAATAGTAAAATTATTTTTTGTACTATTTGTCACATAAATAATACCACCGCCATTTCCTGCCGCACTTCGATCTGTAGCAAAGACTTGAAGACAATTGTTAGGAAATGTGATTGGGAACGCACTTGTCACTGCATCCGTTGTTGGCTGTGAATAACTACCCCATTGAAGAATGAGACCATTAGGAAATTTTGTCCAACCATTACCATTAAATGACTGCCCAAAAAGTCTCTTGATAGAGTTCTCGGTGACTAGTTTTTGCCAAGGTTTCCATGTATCGCTGCGACCACCCCAACTTGTACGAAACCACACTTCACCGTCATTATCTGGATAATAGAATTGCGCGCCGAAAGATAGACCTGTTAATGTCACTACAAGCCCCCAGTCATACGCTCCTATTGGTGAGTTTGGTAATGACTTCATCGCGTTGACGTAATGAATAGAGTTTTTACCGTGGAGAGCATTTAGGTCACCATTATATATCCCTACAACATTAATCCCGTCTGTAATACCATAACCCTCCAAGGTTGTTGCTTTATTCGCTCTTTTAGCAATTTCAGCCAACAACGTGGCTTTAAGATTACCGTCAGAGCCTAATGCCGTCGCAATCTCAGCCAACGTATCTAATGTGGCTGGCGCTGAACCAACAAGAGCTGCAATCGCGGCTTTTACAAATGCAGTAGTAGCAACCTGGTTATTATTGACTGTCTGTGGAGCTGTTGGGGCGGTTGGAGTGCCAGTAAATGCAGGACTTGTATTTGGAGCGCGTTTTTCAACTTCTTCTTTCAACCACTCCGTCCGTTTTCCCAACTGAATTGCCTGACGGTTATCAATGCCGTCTGGTCCACCTATAATAAGGTCTGAGGTTTCAAGCTGATAGATTCCTTCAGTCCATTCTGGAGTTAAGATTAAATTTGCCATTTATGCTGTTCCTCGAGCAAATTGCCCATTTCTTTTGAATTTACCATTACGTCTTAATGCAACAGATTGATAATCAAGACTTTCTAAAACACATCGAGCAGGTGCAAATACTTGTAGTGTTTTTCGTAATAAACTCGCTTGGTCATTAGTAATCGGCAGACTTAAGATAATGTGATAATGAGCCCATTTCTCAGGCTGACCATGATAAAATTTTCCGTCTCGACGAATTTCCCCATCACGTTTATAACCTGATAAGCTTTCAATAATTTCCACTTCGCCAAATCCAAGCTGGCGGATAATTTCACGTATCGCCCACGGTGTGCCTTTATAGCGGTGTAGTTCCACCGCACTCTTAATGAGTTTGCGTTTGGCATCTTCGCTTTCTGCTAATAACCAGCCGTCGTAGCCTGTGACACTCCATTTTTCTGCCAATAGTGGCAAAAACTCGGCTGGCACTAAATCGACAAAACTCGTCATAATTTGCGCTTTATCAAGCGAATTTAACCGCTTGCCAAGGTCGGCAAGTGCGGTGAATTTTTTATCTGTTTCGATAATTGCAGGGTATTGCAACTTAGCCATCTTGCCGTTCCCCATTGATATTTATGGTGATGCTTTCACATTCCGCCCATTGTTGTTTAGTGAGTTTGGTAAGCTGTGGACTGGTCAATGTGACGTTATAGACCCCAGCTACTTTTAACGCTGATTGAATATCTAACGGCACAATATCTGCCCCCAATGTTTGTTTGCGAAATGAAATAAAGGCACGCAAGGCGGTTTCGGCTGCCGCTTTCACTTCATTTTCTGCGACGGTTTCGAGCAAGTCTAAATTAGCGACCACCGAATACCCCACACGCTCAGGCGAACTGACAATCACGGTGTCGCACAACGGACGACGTTTTTCGCCGCTAATATAGTTTTTCACTTTGTTGAGCAAAATTGACGACGGCAAACCTTGTTTGGTTAGCACTGTCACTTGCACCGTGCCGCCCGCAGGCGTGGCAATATTCACATCAGCGATATATTGCGATACGCTGCGAGTATGATATTCATAAGCCGCCACCGAACCACAGGTAGTAAAAGCTTCAGGCGCAAGCAAAATGCGTTTGCGATAATCGTCATCGCTTTCGATATCAATACCGTTGTCTGACACATCAATGTTGCTGACATTCACCTTCGCGTCGAACGTACTTTTCAGCGTTTTTACTTGCCCTAATTGCCAACCGTTGCCCACCGTGCCTGTGGTTTGGCAAACGCCAACCACGTCCACATAAGATTCCGTTGAACCAATGCGAACCTCCGTATCGGTAGCAAACACCACGTTATCGGTCGCTGCAACCAGTGTACCTTTGGGAATAACCACCGCTTCGTGTTCACCATCCACCGAAAAACGCAAAGTCACCTCCGCAGGTTGGTCTGATAAGCGATAACAGCCCATCGGTTCGCCGCATAAATCCAATGCAAGCCCTGTGGCAAACTGCGGAAAGGTTTGTAAAAAAGCGTGGTTAATGCCTTGGCGAACCAGCTGTTCACGATAAGCGTAGGATTGAATAATTGAGCGTTCAATATGAGCAGGTTGTAGCGTTTTGCCTGTGCGTTTTTCGTAGTCCGCAATGGTTTCTGCCAGCACGGTCTTCACGTCATCATTGATAATTTTGATTGCTTCTGTCATTACTAAACCTTACGCTTGCACTTGTGTTCGATAAATTTCACGGTAAACGTCATCCGTTAAAGACCACAACACCGTAAAGGTAAAATGTGGTGCTTGTCCTTCTACTAACACTTCATCAATTTCAATGCGTGTTTCCCATTTTTGCAGCGCTTGCGTGATTTCACGCGCGACATTTGGCACAGCCACATCTTCTGGGTAGTCGATGTAGCGAAAATGGTCAGAGCCAAATTCAGGGCGGAGAATATCCGTGCCTTTCTGCGTAGAAAGGATGTTCGCAATGCAAAGATGAATATCATCAATGCCTGAAGCGACAGAAACACCGTCAGCTTCAGGGGCTAATTGCCAGTGAGTAGATTGGATTTGTGTATTCATAGCCCCCATTATCGGGGGCGGAAGGAATTTTGGATTTTAAACCAAGTTAAAGAATTATTTATTCGGCTGTGGACTGCTACCGTGCGTATGCGTGCCTAACTCAACAGTGCCTTGTATCACTTTCGGTGCAGATACTTCTTCGCCTGAAGTGATTTTGCCTGTTGCATGCAATTTTCCATTTACAACTGTATCCGCGTTAATTGTAGCGCCAGCATCAGCGGTAACGGTAACATGTCCTTTCGTATTCACAACCACATCGCCTGTTTTGCGATTGTGCGAAATTTCAGTGCCGTTTTTAAATTTATGACACCATATTTCCGCATTAGCAACGGGCGTGGGGTCTTGGTCGTTATAAATTGCCCCCAGCACGCAGCCGCCTTCACCACGGGCATCCAGTAAAAGTGCCACCAATTCACCCTTATCCGGCAAGCAATAAAACTGATTACCGCCGGCGTTGGGAGTAAGAAAAGACAGCCACGCGGTTTCCAAATCCTCAAGCGCGGGGATTTTACACCGCACTTTGTGCTTGGCGGCGTCCACTTCAGTCACAATACCTTCTTGATAAGTGGCACCGAAATTATGCGTTTGCATTGGTTTTCTCCATTCCTAATGTGATTAGATCATCAGCGATAAATTCCAACATTCGCACTTCAATCTCGGTGGTGTAGCCTGAATTTCGTCCGAAACTGTGGCGAGAAGATTTAATCAGATACTTACCACTAAATACGCCTAAATTTTTGAGCAAAATTGTCGCTCCTGCTACCAGTTCGGGATTGCCGATTAACGTAATATTACCTGCGGTTTGGTCGTCGTTTTGTTCTGCCAAAGCCGCTTCGCCACGTGCGTCGATTTGTTCTTGGGTTTCTCCACGGGTCACCACTTTCAGCGTGTCCTCACTTAACGCTTTCGCCTGTTTGAGATTAGGACGAAGTGCGGTCGCTTTTTTGCTTTTTTTTACTAATTTCTTACCATTGGCATCAAAACCGCTGATTTCCACCGCTTTCGCCGTGTCTTTAATGCGATCTCGCAAGCTCAACGTAATAGTATCTCGTTCTTCCAACACCAATACAGGCTCGCTCTTCCCCAGTTCGCTTTTGTCGGTAAAAACCAGCTGACTATCCACTATTTTAAAACTGTGATGATATTCACGCGCTAAACGTGCTAAAAACTCCACATTACTTTCTTGATATTGCGTGATGCGTTTAATCGGAATGGCTTTGATTTTGCCGACGACTTTCAGCTTCAAACTATCTGCCACTTTTGCCACCACTTGGGCAAGTGTAGTGTTCTCGTAGGCTTTTGGTTTCAGTGTGCGGTTAGCTTTGCTTATGCCTGTGCTTAGTGCTTTTAAATTAATGGTGGACGGTTTATAGCGGTATTCCACTTCGTCAATTTCAAACTCACCAATATCAACCAACAACGAATCTTTATAACCAATCGCCGCTCTTAATTTATCGCCTTGGATCGGAAACCATTGGCGCACCCACTTGCCGCTGATATCTTCAAATTCCACCGTTAACTCATCGCTTTGTCCTTCCAAATGGTCGGTGTAAGTAAACTGTACTAAGTGCGGTTCAATATCTGCTGTGATGTTGGTTTTCTCATAAAACAATGAAAAGTCAGGCTTTGGTACGTTACTCATTTGTTCCCCTTAGCCAAGGCGGCATATTTTCATTGCTGGTTGGTTTCACATTTAACACAGGGATATAAATGGTCACGCCCGTCGGCAACACTTCGCAAAAGCTGATATGTGGATTAGCATCAATAATCCGTCCATATTCCAAGGCGTTGCCGTAATACTGATAGCTTAAGTTATCCCAACGTTCGCCCTGTTTGACGATATGCTTAAGCAAGGTCTGTGTCGTCATTGTCTTTCTCCGTATCAGGTTCATCATCGGCACGCAGCACGATCCAAGCGGTCATTTCTGCTACAGGTTTTGCAAGATTGTCGAAACTGTCATTGACCGCCGATAACGCATTATCCGCAGGTGTGAACCAATTCGACCAATCATTGCCCGACGCATTGGTGAAACTGTCTTTCATTATTTGCAAGTCGGTATAAATATCATCAATTTTATGACTAAATTTGACCGCACTTGGTAATAAATCCGATAACCCACTTAGCGTATTACTCAATCCCGTGATTTCGCCAAAACTGCCTAACGCTCCATCCAAATTCCGCAAAGCAAGGGGCAAATAACCGAGGGCCGTTGCCGGGTCATTAGCGAATTGTCTTATTACCGTCATAGTGTCTTGCACTTCATTGACCAAACGCTTGCCTTGGTTGTAAAGTTCTACACCACGACTGACAGCTTGTTTTACAGTAGATAATGTGCTGACAACCCCACTGGGTAAAATGCTGCCGAGTAACGAACCACTGCCAAAATTCAACGCATCACCTAATAAACCGTCGTCCATATCGCCGACAAATTCTTTTAAGCTGATGTTCATCTCACGACAAAGGGCATTACCATATTTATCGGTAAACAGAGTGGTGGAAGAAAGCTGAATAATCACATAATCGCCTTTATATTTGCCACGTCCCCAAATCAACGCCAAGGCTTGTTGTTCCGCTTTGGCAGTAAGTAATGCCTGATAGCGACTTTCTACGCCACCGATTTTGTGGTGCAGACGAATAGCAAAGCTCAATTCATTAAGTTTTTCGCCCATTGCTTGCAACCGTGGTTTGCCTTTCAGCACAGCATGTTCGGCAAATTCAGCGGCAAAGGTTTCACTAAATTCTGTTAAATCAATGGCTTCCAGGGCGATATTGCCCAACATAAAATACATTAGTAGGCTCTCCGTTGACGTTGGTCTAACACGCGATTTAACAATCGCTCGAAATCATGGGCAGTCATTTGCAAAGCTTGCGTAATTTGCTCTGTCACTCCTTGCGGAGCATTACCGTTTATATTAATGGTTGGGTTAAAGTTTACGACAATGCCGCCTGCATCTCGGTTTACTGCACGTTGTGAAACGGCATTTCTGTTCAGCGGTTCATAATCACTGAAAATCAACGAATCTCGACCGCCTGCACTTGGGTTAAAATCAGGTGTTTTCAAGCTCGATTGGTTTAATCCGAGCAAGTTGCCGACAACATTTGCCCCAAATTTCACATCGTCCCAAAGCGAACCCCAAAAGCCTTTTTCTTTGCTTAAAATAGGTTCCGCTATAGTTTTCACTGGTGTAAAAAATGGCTCAGATTTGACTGTACTTTGCATTTTATCCAGCGTTTGCATTCGTTGGATATATTGCAAGCGTGCGTTTTTCATCGTTATAGGCGTTGGCATTTCAGAAGTCTGAACATTTGGTGCCAAATCCTGTTCGGATTTGAGCGCACTTTGCATCGGTGCCGGTTTCGAAGCTTGCTTAACCGATTTTTTGGTTACTGGCGTTTTTACTGATTGCACAACCGGTTTTATGGGGACAGCAATAGCATTTTTTGCCATATTCACTGCAAAATCTGCCATATCTTGCGCTGGGTTTTTAACTCCCATTGGTTGTATGACCGGTACCGAAATGCTTTTCGGTGCAGCATTTTTCATTTTGTCGCTCATTGTTGATACGACATTGGCAGCGTGAACGGCATTTTTTGCCATATTCACTGCAAAATCTGCCATATCTTGTGCTGGTTTTTTAACTCCCATTGGTTGTATGACCGGTGCCGGAATGCTTTTCGGTGCGGCATTTTTCATTTTGTCGCTCATTGCCAATACGGCGTCAGCCGCCAATACCGCATTTTTTGCTACACCAATTGCCAAACCTTGTGCGATATTATCGCCATATTCCATAAAAACGCGGCTCGGAGAATGGATTTTCATTTCCCCGGTAAACCAGCCTTTAATGGATTGCCCCAAGCCAATAACCCAATCTTTCGCACCGTTCCAGGCGCTTCGAATACCATTGACCAGCCCGTCAATGATATTTTTACCGAAACCGCTGAAGCTATTTGGCAAATCCACACCGAACCAACTCATCACAGGTTGGAAAATTTGATAGAATAATCCCAATGGCGACCAGTTCAGAATGGTGGCGGTGATGTTACCGATACCGGAGGAGAAGAATCCTTTGATATTGCTCCACGCCGCCGAGAAATATCCGGTAACGGTTTGCCATAAACTGCCGAATTTGGCGCTTAACCAGTCCCAGTTATTCCAAATCAGGTAGGCACCCAGGGCAATACCGGTAATCACCAAACCGATAGGATTCGTCAGCAGGGCACGCCCCATCATAAACATGGCTTTGCCGAATGTGAGCGCCATATCCAGCACTTTGACGCCCAAGGTAGCAAACAACAAACCGCCTAATTTCAGCCACTTGAACACCGTCCCCAATACGCCGACGAACATGCCTATCGGTTTAGACAGACCAATCCAAGCCATGCCTGAAACGCCGATAACCGCACTTAATGCGGAAAATCCCGTCACCACTCCGGCAATAGCACCGCCGACATAAATAAAGGTATCGACCAGACCTTCATGTTCTTTGGCAAAATCCGTCACTTGGTGCATGAGTTTCGCCAAACCGCCGGAAACCGTGTTAATAATCGGTAAAAATCTTGCGCCGACAACTTTAAAGAATTCATCCGTGCTTTGACTTAATAATTTCAGTCCGTTTTCCGTGGTAGCGGAACGGGCGGCGAACTCTTTCTCCATGGAACCGAGATATTTTAAATTGCCGTTGGCGTCGGTTTCCTGCAAAGTTCTCAGGCTTTTATCCAGCACATTCACATTGCCGGCCAATACGGCGACATCATCGGCATATTCACGCCCGAACAGATCAACCAACACACCCATGGCTTTGTCTTTCGGCAGCTTTTCCAATCGTTTCAGAAAATCCACTAATGCCGCTTGTCCGTCTTTGGCAATATTCCGTTTCAGCTGTTTGGCGGAAATACCCACTTGATTTAAGGCGCCCTGGAAGGCTTTGCCGCCTTTCTCCGCCGTCATTAATTTGGTCAGCATGCCGTTAATGGCGGTGCCGGCGACTTCCGGCGCTTTGCCTAAACTGATAAAAGAATTTGTCAGTGCCGCCGCCGCATTTTCGCTTAACCCGAACTGTTTTGCCGTCCCGCCGACGCGGCTCATGGCATTGACAATATCCGCCGCTCTTGCCGGCGAGTTATTGGACAGCTCATTAATAGCGTCGCCTAAATTGCCCAACTTGGTAATCGGAATGCCGTAGACATTGGCGATTTTTGCCATGGCGTCACCGGATGCATCGGCGGACATATCAAACGCCACTGACATTTTGGCAATGGTGGTGGTAAAGCTTTTCAAATCTTCTTCCGCCACACCCAACTGACCGCCGGAGGCGGTAATCGCAGCAAGTTCTTCCGCCGCCATCGGGATGGTGCGGGTCATATCCAGAATATCGTTGGACAGATTTTTAAAACCTTCCGGCGTTTTAAAGTCCACAACTTTTTTCACATTCGCCATGGCGGATTCGAATTTCATCGCAGGTTCCGCCAAACCCAGCACTGCATTGCCGGTGGCTTTAATGCCGGTCAAGGCACCGGTTACGCCAAGTGCGGTCATTTTTCCGAGCGTTTTTAACTTGGCGGAGGTCGCAACAGACTGATCCCGCAATGTGGCAATCGTGCTTTTTACCCGGTTGAGTCCGGCAATCGCACTGCCGACACTGGCGCCAATCATTAAAGCGATTGATAAATTGGATGACATGCTTTATAGTTCCTTTAGATTTCTACGGAGGCAAAGCGATATGCTTAAATTTATTGATACCCTGTTTCTGGTATTTGCCTGGTTACTGATGACGGTGGCGGGATTGGCTATGCTTTCGGTCGGCTTGTACTATTACCCGCTAATGACCGCCGTGTTATTCGGCTTGCTGTTGCTTGCTCCAGTGCTGATTGCAGCGGATAAATACCTGGCTAACATCAACATGCCGGCAAGTGCGCCAAAATGGTTGCAAGCCCGTCATGGCGCGCTGACCAATATTCAGCAAACCTTATGGCGAACAGCCGAAACCGAATTGAAAAAAGCTCACCATTAACAAACAAAGCCGCTAAACAGCGGCTTTCGTATAATTGGCATCAATCTGCCGTTTGGCTTGTTTAAGCCACCGTTCGATTTCATTCAGCGTCATTTCTTCCAATTCCGAATGGGAAAACCCAAACCAAAAAGCAAGATCCGCCAAGGCGTTATCCAGGTCGTCTAGGCTGACTTTCCCTGCACCATCTCCGTAAAGGCTTTTTGCAACTTGCCGTAGTCCGCAATATCCAATTCGTCAATATCTTCCGGCACCAAACCGACCAACTGGGCAAACATAAAGATTTCCTGTTCCGCTTCGGTTTTCTTTTCGCTCATGCGGCGCATATCTTTGGCTTTTGCGCGGCGCATTTTCAGTTCCGTTACGGTATTGCCTTCGCCGTCTTTAATCGGGTAATCCAACTGGATGGTGCGGAAAACCAATAAATCATCTAATTTCTGGGACATAAAAAAACTCCATTGTGGGTTATTGTTTAACTTCACAATGGAGTTTACGCCGACTGCCGGCGGAGAGATTTTAAAGAGATTTAAAGGTTTACTGCCCGATATTCGTGCGGTATTTACTTAATACATCTTCGCCGTTGACACGGAAAATATTGGCAAATACATCAATAAACAGGATTTCTTTGCCGGCAACGGTCTGCTTAATGGAATGCACCGTAAAGGTGTCGTCGAATTTGGCGTTTTCTTTGTTTTCCATATCCGTGCCGCCTATTTTCACCGAGGACACATTCATGATAGTGACCATCGGCTCTTCCGCCGCCAACCCTTGGGCATTAAATACTTGCAGGTTTGAACGACATTGCAGTTGGAAGTTTTTGAACGGGTTGTATAGCTTCGCACGCACTTCCGGGTAATAACTGTCCCAGTTTACGCCGCCTTCAATCGCTTGGGCGCCGGAAGGCAGTTTAATGGTACCGAAAAGGCCCAGCCCCTTATGGTCAACCATTTCAAATTCAATGTCGGGGATTTTGATTTGCTGCGCCTTGCCGATTTGTGAATTACCGTCGATGTACACATTGGCATTCACAATTTGATTAATCGCAATACTCATAGTTTATCTATCCTTATCGTTGTGATACCAGGTTCGCCAAATAAGTACGGGTCATCACGGATTTATTGCTAATCCGCTCGCCCGGAATTTTCGGCGTGTAATCGTAAATTAACGGAATCTGCCCCTGACTGAAGGCATCCACCAAATCATAGTCATAATCCAAGCCCACCGAATAACCGACCAGCGATTTTTGGCTACGCATGAAAGTATCAATAGTTTCAATAAAACTATCAATTAAGGCGTCATCAATCGGCTTATCAATGAACTGTAATTCCGTCTGACGAATAGATTCGTCGATAATATCACCGGTACGGGACGCCACTTCAAAACAGCTGATATGCGTTTCGGTCGGATAGTTTGATGAGCGGTTACCCCACAAGCGGAAACCCGTGCCGAAGCTGTTGAAAATCGTGGTAATCCCCACCGCATTTAAGCGATTGGTTTCCGATTGAATATCGTCTACACGTGCAGTCAACGGAATTTCCATACCGATAACGCCGCTGAGTTCGTGATTCGAGGTTGAAAACCAATAACCTTCATCCACGTCCACTTTCATACGCAAACCGGCCGCATGCGTAGCAAGGCTTTCCAGGTTATTGCTTGAACCCAGTGCATAAGGGAAGAAATGGCGTACGTTCTCGTTCGACGCTGATGCGTTAATAGTTCCCATTGGTCCACGACCTTGAATCGCTTTGGATAGGCTCGTGCCTTTCGGCAACTGAACGTACGCTTTGGCATGCATTTGGTCTGCCAGTGTTGCCAGAGCAGCCGCACAGCTGGCAGTTTTGTCGTATTCCGGGCAAATCAGAATTTTGGCGTCCGCACCGTACAGGTTAAAACCGTCACGTAAAAGTTCAAAGCCCTGGCGTTTACCGGTTAAACTGTCCACGCCGCCTTTGATGTCATCTTCAGTGACCTTTTCAGGGTCGGCATACACATAGCTTGCAGTTAAGCCTTGTTCGCCCGCCGCCACGGTTAAAGTGATTTCGCCCGCTTCGAGATTGACGCTGTAAGTTTCGCCTTCGGTTAATAGCGAACCGCCTAATTTGACATTAGTGACGCTAATTAAGCCTTTCTTCGCGGTCTTCGCCACAAGGGTGTTGCTGTCCTGAGTTAACACTTCGTCCGTCACTGTCGTACGGTGTTTCGCCGGGTCTAACACATTGACCACATACACCTGACCGCTGGCGTAGCGCGCCAAAATGTCGAAGGCATCAGGCAAAGTAAAGCCCTGGTCTAAAATGGTACCGAACTGCGAAAAGTCTTTTTTGGTTAAACAGACGGTCAATTCGTTCACTGCCCCCATGGCTGCAGTGCCGACGATACCGATAATCGCACCGTCTACGGTGCTGACTGCTACGGAACCGCCGTTTACACGTTTGGTTTCCGAGCCGTGGTGAAAAGCCATAATCTTCTCCTATGGTTTCTTAGGTTTCAAATCCGGTCGCACAGGTTGATCTGCGCGGCGTAAATGTGCGGTGACAAATTTCGGCAAATCCTGCGCCTGGATCTGTTGCACCTGTTGTGTTTCCGTTTGCAATATCAGTTGATATTGCCAGATACCGGTTTCTTCGTCGGTGCCGTTAAAAAATTCGTCCACCAACCAGCACTCGGTGCAATTTACGGGGCGGAACCCCACCATCAACAAGCGCAACTTATCCAGCAAATTCAACGCACCTTCATCATCATGCAAATCACGGGTCAGTACCGTCAGGGCGACTTGTACATGCCGGGTTTGCAGCACCGCTTCCGTGGTACGCGGTTTTTCGAATTTGCTTGCCAGGTAACTAATCAGCACCGCCCCGTTAATATGCGATAAAGAATACATCCCGGGGTTGTTGGGAAAGAGTTCCACATCCCATTCCGGCAAATTTTCTTTCAAATATTGTGCAATATCGTTCAGAATTGGTTGGGTGTCTGACATCGTTAATATTCGTCGGTATTTATGCGCTGAGTTGCCCGCACTTCGTATTCGCTGTTATCCGGCAGTAAATCGTCCGATTTTTCTACCGCACTTTCCGCAATACCTAAATGCAATTTGCCGTTAGCAATTTGTTCCAGTTCCTTCACCGCCTGGGTGTAGGTTTCTTTCACGGTTTCCGGCATTTTGGTTTCCGGGCGGCGCGCATACAGCCAATAGCGAGCAAGGGTTAATGCGTGTTGACTGATAAGCGTCGGCACCTGCGTAAGCGGCAGGGTGTAACGGGAACGTAACGCCGCATCAATCCGTTCCTCCGCCACTTTAATCGCAGTTTCCAGCACGGTTAAATTCGGCTCCATCGCCGCCGGCTCGTCATTGCTTAACTGCACCAGCGTTTTACGGGCAAATGCCGTGGTGAGCTCATCAATCGTTACGTACATTATTCAACCTTAGATTCGTCGCCTTTACCGGCGTCTTTTTGTTGCGTTTTTTTCGCGCCACCGGTTTGCTTATTGCTGTCTTCCGCCGGTTTTACGATGTCCAAATAAATACCCAGGTTTTCCGCCTGCGCTTCGTCCAATTCGATAGTAGCGCCGATGTCATAACGTTTGCCGTTATGCAATAACGGGCTGCCTTTTACGGTTGCAGTCACTTTTGCCATGATTGTTTCCTTATGTGTAATGTTGTTTCTGTTTAAGCTGTCTCAGCTCATATCATTCTGAAATGCACCGCTGGCGGCGCATTTGCCTAAAGTGCGGGCAAAATTTCGGAAGTTTTACACCGCGGATTTAATTAAGTAACCGGCGTCCGCCATTAACAAATATTCTTTGTTGATGTCGGTGGCGCGCGCGTTGTACACTTTGCCGCCCACTTCGTCGTATTTGTCCACCACAAAGGCACCCTGACGACGGAAGGTATAACCGAAGGACGGTTTATACATTTTGTGTTTGCCGTCCGCCGCTTTTTGCGGTACGTACGCCATCACGATGTCGCTTTCCCATACCGGTTGCGTATCCTGGTCTAATTGGGTGGTGTAACTTGCACGACCGATAGCGATTTGCAAATCATCCTGACCTTCACCTTTGATTAATTCGGCGAATAATGACGGTGAAAGGGATTTCAAACCGCGTTCTTTTAAGATTTCCAGCACTTCTTTGTGGTTGCGAATCGCCTTCCAGACATTTGAGGAAATCACAATACGGTTCACGCTTTTGCCGCTTGCCATGCGCACGGCTTCGAATGCGTCATCGAAGACTTTAAATAATTGCGAATCTGCGTGACTGAACTGGCTGGTGCCGGATAACACGATTTTGTTTTTCGCACCGTATGCGGCTTCGTTGGTGACTAAGGCTTTGATACGCAATTCGCGATTCAGCGCCATTTTTTCCATCACTAAATCGATGGCGAATTGTTCATATTCGAAGTCCGCTTCTTTACCTTCGCGGTAGTCAATCGGATAGGCTAAATCTTTTTCGCCTAATGCGATGTCTTCCGTGGTGACTTTCGCCGGCGTGATTTTATTGCTTGCCGCATGCAATTCGCGTTCGTCGTTTTCGGTTACGAACGCTTCTTTACCGAATTTAGGCAAGCGTGCGCCTTCTTTCGGTACATCGGCGATTGGCAATAATAATTCGCCCACGAATTCGTTATTGCGATAACCCAACGCATATTGGGTTAAGACGGGATCTGTTAGGCGAGTCGCTACTTTTTGTCCTGCCATTTTTATTTCCTTTGGTTGAGATTGATGGAGTTAACGTGTCAATTACTTCACGGCGCCTAAGGCGGTGACGTAATCCACATTATGTTCTTTCATGTACGCACGAATACGGCGGTCGAGTTCAATGCGGGTAGGGTCGTCCGTTTCCGCATATTCCACTTCGTCCGGCGGCGTGTCTTTCGTTTTGTCCGAGGTCGCCACTTCACCGAATTCAATGATTTTCGGCGATTGCGCAAGTGCGGTCTTAAATTGGCTTAATACGTCCTGTTCTTCGCCCTCCCCGAATTCCGGGTCTTTACCCGCTTTCAGGTCGGCAAGATTGTCGAGTGCGCGCACTAATGCGTCTTTCACGACCGGGGCAAGTTTGCCCTGTTTAACCAAGCCTTCGGCGAATTCCGCATTACCGGCTTTTTCCGCCGCCAACGCCGCTTCCGCCTGAGCGGCTTCCGCTTTCGCTTTTTCTGCTTTCAGTTTTTCGTTCTCCGCCTTTAAGGCTTCGATTTCTTCAGGTGTCATTCCAGTTTCTCCTTCGGGTTTCTGGGGTTCGTTAAAAATCGGTTCAGGTGTGACTTGTTCGGACTGCACCTGTTTCTGAATCTGGTCGCGCATCGCGTCTTCTTTCAACCATTCCACTTCAAAGTGGGGTAGGGCTTTGTCGGCGTCTTCAATGCCGAACTTGCCGATAATCCATTCGCGCAAACGGCTGAACAGGCTGGCTTGTCCCCAGTCGCTGAATTCCAGGAAGTCGTCATCTTCGGCAAACTCCACCTGTTTCAAGCCCTTAACGGCCGGGGGCATTGCCCCCAGAAATCCCACGTGGCGCAGTGACAGTACGCCTTTGTGCGGATTATTCGGGCTGTCCGGCAGATAAAATGCCGCAGAAACTTTTTTGAATTTGCCGCTTTTCACCATTTCGGCAAATTCGGCGTCCACTTCGTCCACATCAGCTTTCAGTACATCGCCGTCAAGGCTTAAGCCTTTCACCCAGCCCCATGCCGGGTTGTTTAATTTGGGATGACCGATCACCAAGGGCGCTTCATGGAATTCGGGGTTGTAAAATTTGACGGTGTCTTGCAGATCTTCGACGGTAATATCCACTTCGGTGCCATGGGCGTCCAAGCGTTTACCTGCTTTGAAAATTTCGATTTGGGTCATATTGCCTCCGTTACGGGGCAATCATAGAAAATTAACGGGGATTGCGCTTTTAATCACGTTTAAAGAATGAAAAAGAAGTGTGCAAACAGAAAATCAGGCGTGAATGATGTTTTAGGTCGTTTATGCGTATTTATAAACGCCTATAAACGGATTGGAGCAATAATTTATCGAATTTAAAATAAAAACGCACAGCGACGTTTTTAGGGCTTATTTTTGATTTTAGCGGGTTATTTGATTTTCCCCAGCGTTTTTTGCAGGTGTGCGGCCGCTTTTTTAAGCAGAGAATATTCGTTCTCTTTGTTCACGCCCAGCCACGGACGTGCCGGGATAGTAACCTGACGCTCCTTTCCGGCTTTACCGCCGAATTGGTGTAACGCCGCATAGACTTCCGGCGAACCGAATTCCACGCTATCATCCAGGATATTATAGGCGGTTTTGTTCGCCAAATTACCGTCTTGACGCAAAATCTTCAGCGATTTACCGCGCTTACGTTTCCGCGCCAGAGTTTTGGCGGCAAGAGGCGTCCAGGGTTTTCCGTTCGGGTCTTTCTCCGCTTTAAAGCGTTCGTCATGGATTTTCTTTAATTCCTCACCAAGCAAGGCATACAAGCGGCGCGGCTCTTTGAGCTGAGCGGCAATGGATTGCAGTTTTTTAACGGCTTGGGTGTCGTCTAAGGTGATTTTTATCATAGCGTTTGCCTTTTCTCAAAAGAGTGATATATTTGAATACACGGCGGGGGTTTCCTACTGGAAAGGTTGTGCTGTTAAAGGCTCATTATCCTGTTCGAATCAGGCAAACCGCCGTGTATTACAACTTACCCCACAACACTTCGTATTTGTGCATTCCCGTTGAATCCGTAAATAAACCACCGGTTGAAACCATATTCAATTTAAATGTTTGTTTCTTGCCCGTCAGCTGATCTTTCAGTTTTGCGTTATAGTCCATCTTAATTGCGACCTTACCATTCTCCGTATCGTACACGAATAGAAGGGTGTCCAACGCCTTATCGGGGTTTTCAAAACTTTCTTTTGCCTGCAACAATATGGCACTTGGGTTTCGCAATTTTTCCGGCAGATTCTCCCAAAACACCAACGGTAAGGCGATATTGGCATTCTGCTTAATCTCACGTAATCCGTGCAACACGTCTTTATCACGTACGGCAATCACCGCCGTTTGCGGGGCTTTATCAAGTGCGGTCAGTTTTTCAATAATTTCCGGCGCCAGCACGCCCACATATTTCAGCTGTCCACGCGCCACCTTCTCAGCGGCGACCGTATCCACCATATCTTTCATCGCCGCATTTAACATCGTCACTGCCAGCGGGCGTTCCAGAATATTTTCCACCAACAGGCTGGCAAATTTCGGTGCGGCGGTGATGAGCTTTTGCATTAACACCGCATCGATGGATGCGTTGCGCCGCTGTTTAACACGGTCGAAGTTCCACGGGGTGAATCCGACGTCGGTGCCTTTTGCCACGGTGACGGTGCGCGGATTGCCGGAACGAATACCGACGGTTTTCTGTTCGAATTCGATTTCCGGTGCCGTGCCTACTTTCTTGCCGTAACGACGTAAATCCGCCTCATCGTGCGCCACGACGGTGCAGTGACAGCCGTAGGCTTTAATCGGGTAATGATAACGCCACCACGGGTCGTCATAGCGCAGCACCAAACCATCCCATGCCATGTGTTGTTCGCGCGGATGAGCGTTGTCATTGTGCTGATATTCCCAATAGGGCATATCTTCCGCCATGTCTAAATGTTGTTGCAACCGTCCGCGGTTGTAGGCGCCGTACACGTTGGTGTCGTAAATAATACGGGTGCGCCAGTTGCGACCGCCGTTATATTCCCACCCCGTATTGGCAATGATTTCGTTAAAGCGCCGGCGAAAGCCTTCTAAGGTTTCTCCCTTCAGCACGGCGGCTTCCACCGCTTCACGCAAGGCGGTCAGCACTTCGTTGCGATTGGCGCCGGCGACCATAAAAAAATAATCGTGTTCTTCGCCAAGCACATCCAAATAGCTGTTGGTTTTCAGGTTAAGTTTCTTTTCGAAATACTTCGCCTGCTCCTCGAAGGTGAATTTACTCATCGCCTTTTACCTTGCGTTCATCATTAACGGATTGGCGCCCGGCTAATTCCGATACGGTGGACGCTATTGCCAGCAATTTTCCGTATTCCGCAAAACTTAATTCCGGAATCAGGCTGTCCAGTTGATTGCGGAAGTCTTCCAGGCTGTCCGCCTGAGCTAGACGGTCTTTCACCGTTTGCAACCAATCGCCCACCTGGCTTTCGCCTTCGATTTCCAGTTGTTCGATAATTCCGTCGGCAATAGGGTGTAAGCCTTGCTGATTATGTTCGGCAAACTCGGAAACCTGCGGATTTTTGACCGCACTTTGCGCCTGCTGAATTTCAATGTCACCGTCTTCAAAACCGTATTCCCGCTGAAAATATGTTTTAGAAAACCGCACGCCCATGTTGTGCAATTTTGTGTCGCGTTCCACTTGGGTAGTATTGATTTCAGCCTGTTCAAAAAATTCAAATTGAGGCAACTGTTCTACGTTGAAATTGTATTTCACAATCCATTGCAACAGGGTATTAAAGGTTTCTTCAATCATTGCGCGGTCATCGGCACAAATATCCTCCGCCACCTCAAGCCCGGCTTGTGCGCTGGCGCGATTGCTTTCCTGTTCGGTGGTTTGATTCTGTCCGAGTAAAGCAATATTGATTTCAGCCTTGCAGAAGTTCAGGAATTTTTCAAAGGCATCGGTGCTGCCGGTTTTGCCTGCCGCCTCTTTAATTTCAATCGAACTGTCGTCCGGAATCACTGCAATTGCTGAGCCGATCATTGCCTCAAGGCTATCGGCTAAGCGGTCTTTATCGGTGATTTGTGCTGAACGGGGGTGCTTGCCAATCAGCCACGGCGAGCCGTATTTTTCAGTAAATTCCAGCCAAAATTTCAGCCCGCCTTTCTTAAAGGTCGCCGCCCAAAAGCAAAGCGAGAGATCGCCCAAGCCATAAGGGTTATCTTCGGTCGCTTCTTGGGTAGTGAGTAAGAATTTATCTTCCGGCAAGAGTTCGCCGTTTACCCAGTTTTCTTTGGTGCGGAAACGGAGTTGATTGTCTTCATCGAACACGAACCATTCCGGCTTTTTGCCGATGATTTCTAACGGCACAAACAAGCCGTCCCGTTCCCCCCACATCACTTCGCTGACCTGGTAACCGTATAAGGCGGCATTCAACATTTCGGTGATAATGTTATTCATCTTCAAACGGCTGAAAATCCGCTCAAGCTGAGCGTCCACTTTTGCGTTGTTAGTCGTGGTAATCCGCCATTCCAGCTTTTTCACCGCCGCTTTACGACGACGCACGCCGGAACGTACTTGTCCGTCGGAAAGTAATTCACGATAAACGGCAATGTCTTTTCCCATTTTTTTGAGTATAGGATCGGGATTTGGCAAATAATAGCCAAACGCCCAGAAATCAATACTTCTCGCCCGAGTGGCGATTTCAGTTACAAGGTTTTTATTTTTCATAATCCACCAGACAAGCTAAAACAACGAATACCCACCAAAAGGGCTTGTCGTAAAATAGTAAAAATGTACCTGAGAGCACAAGCGTTATAAATGCAATCATGGCTAATATCCTTCACTAATAGTTTGGCTACGCCGTGCGCGACGGGTGACCGCGACAACCGGCAATCGTACATCTTGTCGGGTGGCAAAGTGCAAGAGTAATAAGGCGATAGCCGTATCTCCGTGGCGCTTGTTTTTGCCGCCGTCCACGCTTTTTGCCCGTTTATCCGGGATGCGCGGCACACCGCGCACGATTTCGAAGGCGCGCAAGTCTGCCAATACATCGGCATTTTTCGGTAATTTGGTCAATGTGCCGTCTTCTAACGCTGCTTTAAACGGTGCGGTATTTTCCTTGTACCATTTCTCACTCAGCTGAATGATATGGATCAGACTGTCGCCAAAGGCGTCGCGGGCTTTTTCGGCTAATGAGCCGCCGTTTCCACCGCCATCAAATGCGGCGCCGCTGAACAATGGTAAGGCTTTCAAAATGTAAAGCACAATCTGTTCCTGTTGGGCATACGGCATATTACCCAGCTCGACAATAAACTGAATTTCATTGGTTAAATTCGGTTGTTGTGCGGCAATTACGAGCGAGGTTAAGTCGCCTTTGCGGGCAAAGTCTTCACCGACAAAGTGCGGTCGGGTTTTATCTAAATCATCTAACAGCGGTTGAATTTCTTCTTGGAGCCATTGCGCAATTTCTTTGGCGCGCACCGGTTCGTCAATGAGTTCAAAATCACGCGCCATTTCTTTGCGCACAAGCGGCGTATGCGAATGCATTTGGCTTTCGATAAGCGCACGGGATAACCATTTACCGCCGGAGTTTTTCGGAATGCAATCCAATTCTTCTGCGGCATCTTCGCCGTATGACGCTCTAATTTCCGCTTCCCATTGCTGTTCGCCTTCTTTCGAATAAGCCCGATTGGTACGTAGACAAATACGTTCATACAAGCCGTCTTTCATGGCATCTTCGAAGGTAATCGTGTGTAAGCTGTACGGTTTTTTGCCTTCTCGAATCTCTTGAATCAGTTCATTGAATGGATTATCCACACCATCGTGGGTGCTGATGATATGCACCCGACCGCCCCACATTAACAGCGCCATTGCGGCTTTGAGTAATTCGCTTAAGCAAGGGTGGAATGCGGCTTCATCAATAATGACTAAACCTTGTTTACCACGTAAGTTTGACGGGCTGCTGGATAGTGCGGTAATACGCCAATCGCTGGCAAAGCGAATGGTGAAGGCTAAAATGCTTTCTTTTTCATCGCCTTCTTTGAAAACTTCTTCCGTTTCTTCGATTTCACCGGCGGCAAGCCCGTAGAATTTCGCCCAGTTGGCACAATCCCGAATAAATTCGAGCGCCATATCTTTGTTATAGCCTACATACCACACATCCATACCGCTGTTACTCGCAGCAAGTAAGGCGCAATCGGCGGCTTCCCCCCAGGTTAAACCGATACGACGAGATTTTTCTACCACCTTGACGGGGTTAGTATCTTCACACCATCGTTTTTGATAGCCAAGCAACACCATTGGCGTGCGAGACAGCGCCTGCATAATAGGGTTGAGATCAAGTTCTACGGTTTGTTGTTTGCTCATTTGGTTGCAATACCTAAAATCTTACGGCGAATTTCATCGGCGACTTCATCACTTAAGCCGCCTTTCTTCACGACTCTTTCGACTTCCTTCGCCGCAGCTTCCGCCCGTTGTTTGACTTCCGCCTGATAGGCTTTCAGCTTGGTGCTGGCTTGGATAAGCGACGCGACATTTTTACCGGCAAAACTGAGCGCCTGGAATTTTTCCATCGGCGACATTTTTTCATCTTCTTTAGCATCTTCAATATCCACCAAGGCTTCGAAAAGTGACGATTGCAATAAGCCCATTAAGGCTTCACTGCGTTTGTCTTCTTTATCTTCCGCCCCTTCGGCGATAATGCGTGCCGCTTCGGTGCTGTCTTTGATTGCCTTGAAACGACGTTCAATCTTCTGTCCATAGCGATGTATCGCCGATTTGCTGATTTGATAGCCCTTTTCCTTCAGCAGTTCTTCAAGCTCCACATAGCCGGAAAAACCGTTTTCGGTTAAAGCGCGCTCAAGCCAGCGGCGGACATCTTCGGGCAGTTTTTCAATACTGGATCTTGGAGCCATTGCTTACTCCCAATACTTTTCAGGGCGAGCGATGCCTACTTGGCAATCAATGGTGTATTCCACAATGTCCACGCCTAAGCGGTTGATGTCGGCATACCAAGCGCCGGAAGGTTGTTTATTGAGTTCAATCAATTTACGGTCGGCGAGATATTCCAGCTGCTGACGGATTTCAAGCGGGGTGACATTAGGATAAATGCTTGCCATGACTTCACGCAGGAACTGTTCATGGGTGGTATAGGGACGGGCTTTATGCAAAGCGTTGAGCAAATTCCAACGCATACCTTCACGGCGGATTTTTTCCATCATTATTTTGCACTCTCAATTTTGTATAAATCACTTAAGGTTTTGTGAACGGCATCCATTTTGGCTTCCAGTACCGTTTGTCCGCGGATATAGTCGTCGCGCAGGACGTAAACCAACGGCATAGAGCTATTCATTTTGTTTACCATACGTTCCAGGTCCTCCACTTTTTCGTTGACCCGTTGTTGGTTGGCGTGGCGTTCTTCCATCGCATTCTGGAATTGCGCCACCAGCATTTTGGCAAACCCGAAACAACAACCGAGAAACGACAATAGCAATCCGACCAAATGCCAGAATTCAACGGTAATCGTCATGGGTTTCTCCGTCTTTTACGCATCACAGGATTTTCCACGCCTAATTTAAGCGCCTGGGTGATATAACTTCGGCGTTCCGCAATCACAGGGTTTTGTTGAGCAAAACGCCAGCCTTGCCAGCGTTTGCGGAGTTTTCTTAAGAATTTCATTTACGTTTTCCTAATTCATTTAGCCATTTAAAAAAGCGTTTAAGCAGTTTTACGAGATTCAGAAACGCCAGTAATTTGTCCATTGATAGCCCCCTTAATTTTTGCTTGATAGCTGGTGACCACGCCTTTTGCCGTAGTGGCGCCGAATAAATAAATCAGCACATTGTTCAGCAGGCTTTCCGCGTAGGGTTGACCTGTGACGACGGCATACACGGTTAAGCCGAATACACACAAAGCACCGATAAACTGCACGGTGCTGGTCGTGGATAATTTGCCGTCGGTGGATAACAATTCTTTCAGCATAATAATTCCTTGAATTTTGATGATCGGTTGAAACTACACTTCGTTATCGACCGCCGCATAAGCCAAGTTGCCGGCAATACGGTTCATCCAGCCTTTGCCGTAGCGCGGGAAGTTTTTCAACTTGGTATAAAAGCGGATGCGTTCGGCGTTAAAGCGTAAAAGCAAATCGGAAATCGGCATTTTTTCGACCGCACTTAATGTAACTTTGCCCACAATGCCGTCATCCGCCACATTTACCGCACGTTGCAACATACGGCTGGCGGTGCCGGTGCCGTGGTTAACCGCGGCATCAAAGAATTGAAACGCCACCGCTTCGGGTAATTTTTCGCAGTGGTAGCGTTGCCAGAAGGCTTTTTCATAGATTTTGAAGGCTTGTTCACGGGTCATGACTTTCATTTCTCCGTTGTAGCCGTTTTCGCGTGCGGTGTATTTGGTAATGCCCCAGTTAGTTTCACCACCGGGGTCGTGTGGGTCATTGACATAGCCGCCTTCGTGACCGATTAAACGGTCAAAAACTTGGCGAAAAGACAGGTTTTCAGACATAAAAAAACTCCAGTTACTTAGGTTTAATCAGTAACTGGAGTGTATAAAAGTGCAGTCTAATTTCATTTTAAACCGCTTTAAGGAAATTAATGCTGGCGATATTGACTCGCTGGCACTTCAAAACGGAACATACCACCATTTTTACGGTAGATACGTTTACCATTTCGAGTGATATAGGGAGTGTAAACCACTACCATATCAGTCTCTTGGGTTGTTTCAAAGGTCATAATACTATCCTTTTATTAAATTGCCATCACTTATTTATAGACAATGCCACACAATTTAATTTAGAATAGAACACCGTTTTCGAAGGTGTTCTTCTTTTATGTGCATTGTGTACAGCGGATGGAGAACTATACATAGTAATAAATATTGGCGTATTTATTACTCTCTAAAACCCAGTCCTTGTGATTGGGTTTTCACATTTCAGGACTTTCAAAATTCAGTGAAAGCTGCTTGGTCTGATATCCCATTGATTCTAAAATAACTTCTGCAAAAGTATCTGCTTGCCATTCAGGATTTTCATTGATTGTCGGTGGCTCATTTGATTTATGCAGGTATGTTTGGTGCATTAGAAACATATGTCCTAATTCATGTAGAATAATCCCAAGAGCATCTCGATCTCCTTGACACGCAAGCTGATATGTCTTTTCTGTTGTTCGAATTGTTAATTCATTAGGACTATAATGTGCTTGAGTTAATCCTTTCGTTAATTCGTTCCATTCTTGCTCAGAAAAAATTTCGATATTTACAATTTCGTTAAGCGTTTCTAAAATCCATTCAAACTTTGAACGTTGCTTATGCCATTCGGTAAATTTCAAGTATTTTGCAATAGGCAATGCAACTTGTACAATTTCTTCTCTAGTCATAGGCTTTACTCGGTAACCGTGCATCTCATATAACAGACTTTGCAAACTCATCCATTATTCTCCTTTATCTGAATGGATTTCTTTTAATAATTCAGCAAATTTTCTAAGTTGCTCAGCTGTCATTGCTGATTTAGCAAAACCTGCGACCATCATTTGTTGTTGTAATGGCAAACCTTCTACCGGAATTGCATCATTTGAAATATGAGCAAGTTCTTGTAAATCTTCGGTTTGTACATTTTTGCGTTTAAAAAAGTCTACAATTTTTTCCACCCATTCTGTTGGGATTTTTTTGCGACCTGTTTCCATACCGCTTAAAAAAGCAGGGCTTGTGCCGATTTCGGCAGCCATGCTGAGTAATGTTTCATTGGCATCAATCCGAGCTTTGCGGACTGCTTTGCCGAATTCTGTAAGTGCCATAGTGAGTTCTCCTGTTTGTTAGTTACACGTTCATCATAATTAAATTAAGAACAAAAAACAATGATTTTTTAAATTTATTTAACCTTTTTGGTAAATTAAGACCAAAAAGAAAAGCTCAAACCATTCGGTAAGAGCTTATCACGAAAAAGATTTCACCATTTTAAACTACATAAACGTTTTTCTTTTGTGTTTTTTGCTACGCTTGGCATACATCATCAGGCTACTTTACTATCCGCAAGCGCCTTCGCCTCTGCCAACGCGCTAGCGGTTTTTTCAATAGCTTCTTTGCCTTGTTCGTTACTTTCTCGGTAGTCTTCAAGGAGGGTTTGTTCTTTTTGAGTGAGAGTGCTTTCAGGTGTGCCGCCAATAAACATCTCGCCTTGTCCTGTTAAAAGCCAGTTTATGTTTATACCCAACTGTGCAAATTTTAAAAAAGCTTCCGCATTAGGTTCTCTTTCTCCACGCATATAGTTCTGCACTGAGCGGTAATTTATACCCGAACGTTCAGAAAACTTTGTAATACTATCGCCAAAATGTTCAATAATTAAGCAAACACGATTATTTATACTCATTTGTTCCAAATTTTTCTTGATTTTCTATACTCGAATGTTCATAATTTTACCACATCAACAACAAACGAACCATAAAACAACAGAAATAGGAGGCGTTTATGCTTAGTCGGTTATTGATTTACTTTTTAAAAAAACCTGCTGTGCAGGAAACCTTGGTGGATATCGTTATGGGTTACCGTAGAACTCGTCCCACCACTGAATTTGCTTCGCCATCCGATGTACCACCTGACCATAAGTCATCGGCTTGGTTAGATGAAATGCGTCGAGATGCGTCGGCTCATTTAGATACATCCGGGCTTGTTTGTAGAGGTAGTCCTTCATACCCGCCCGTACGTCGTCGTTCTCGATGTAATCGATAAGACAGCAAAGCAGGTATTCATAGAGATTGTTTTCCACTTGGAGCGTTTCGACTTTGGCTTCTAGCATTGCCAAACGAGCTTCAAATGATTGATTAGCGGCATTCATTATTTTGTCCTTATTTATGTAATATTTGCCACATTTTACCACAGCAAAACAAGGAGAATAAATGACAAACAACGAATTTTCCCCCTTGCCGTATCCACAAACTACGGAGAGCGTAAGAGCCTATTTTATCCGTCACGGAATTAACCGCAGCGAATGGGCAAGACACTTCAGCATAGACCAACAGGCGATTTCCGATTTACTGCGCGGGCGATTGAAAGGCACCTGGGGAGAAGCTCATAAAACCGCGGTGCTGTTGGGATTAAAACCTGACCCGAACACCGAAAATCAGTCCGTTGCCGCTTAAGTGCAACATTGCTCTTTAACAATTTGGTAGATCCTAAAGCGACATTTTTTGCAGAAAAATGCGGTTTTTAACCGCTTGAACAAGTTTATAGGAGAACAAAATGAAACGAATTTTAGAACGACTTGCGATGTGGTTTTTACGTCGCAACGGCTACATCGTACGTAGCAAAGCGGAATGCAATTTAGTGCCTGATTTTGTATTGCGAATGCAGGAAAAACAGGTGAAACCTATCCAACCGGTGGATTGGGCGGAGGAAGCGGAATGAAAGAGAAATTAAACACGACACAACGGGCATTGCGGATTTTAAAAGCCTTAAAAGGCAGAAGTTTGACAGGACTAACCAATAAGGAACTGTGTGAAGCGATTGGCGAAACGCCGGTAAATGTTACCCGAGCGATTGCCTTTTTAGAGGCGGAGGGCTTTGTGCAACGGCTGGACACCGGCGCCTATGGCTTGAGCTATCAGATTTTGCAGATTGCGGTAAGCCACGAAACGGAGATGCAGAAAGCGTCGGAACGGTTGGCACAGGTGCGTTCCCGAGTGCAAGCGGGTGCATTTTAGGCAAATTTTACAATAGGAGAACGGAACAATGACTGAATTAACCTTAAGCCAAGAACAGAATGCAGTGGCGTTAGCGGCTAAGGCGATGACGCAGGATTTGGCAGAAGCTCACGAAGCAATGGGAATGTTAAAGGCATTTAGCTTTGTGGAAAAACTGCTAACGGTTAGCAGTTTGAAAGTGCTAAACGAAATCAAGAACTCTAAGAAATACAAGGGGTTGAGCTATATTGACCAAGACGGAAAAGTGATAACGGTTAGCAGTTGGGAAAATTACTGCACCGCTTGTGGTTTTAGCCGACAGAAGATTGACCTTGATTTGCAAAATCTAGCAGTACTCGGCGAAGATTTCCTCGAAACCTCCCAACGCCTAGGCTTGGGTTACCGTGAAATGCGTAAACTCCGTCAGTTGCCTGAAGAAGCCCGCGCGGAGATTGTGGAAGCGGATTATTCGGAAGCCACCGATAAGGAAGATTTGATTGAGAAAATCGAAGATTTAGCGGCAAAACATGCTAAGGAAAAAGAAGCTTTAACTAAACAGCTGGAAAGTCTAAAAGGCAACTACGATGCGCAAGCGAAAGTGCTGAAAAACAGAAATGACCGATTGGACAAACTGGATAAGGAATTAGCGAAGAAAACCCAGCTTATCGAAATCCAAACGCCCGAGCAGCGTGGCGGTGCACTACGCGAAGAAGCGGCCGCGATTAGTTATAAGGCCGAAGCGATTTTAAGGGGGCAAGTATTCCAAGCCTTTGAAGCTTTGCAAGCTCACCAAGAAGAACACGGCATTGACCATCGCCAGTTTATGAGTGGTGTGCTTGCGGAGTATCAGTTGATTTTAAGTGAGCTGAAAGAACACTTTCAAATTAATGATCAACCGTCGGATGATGATTTGCCTGAGTGGGCGAGAGACGATTATACAGGCGAAGATGCTGAAACCGGTCAAAGTTTATCTTCTATTCTGGATGACGTAATTAACCCTGAAATTGTGGAGTAAGGATGATGCAATGGATATTTTACCGAATGTGCTATCCCTTTGGGCAAAGCGCATAGACGCGGCAAAGTTTGGCGAAAAAGAAAAAGTGATTAAAGAAGGTTGCGCCACTTGCGGATTAAGTCGGAATACTTTTTTAAATAAGCTTAAACCTTATCGTCAAGCCAGTTATCGTAAAGCGCGGTCGGATAAGGGGAAAAATCAGTTAAATATGGATGAACTGAAGATGATTAGTTCGGCATGGCTTCATACTCGGCGAAAAAACGGCAAAACCATGATGACCCTTGAGCGTATTCTTACGGTATTAAGAGCCAACGGAATAGTGAAGGCGGAATTTGTGGATAAGAAAACCGGCGAAATTCGTCTTTATTCGGCAAGTAGTATCGAGCGTGCATTACGCAATGCGAATATGCACCCTGACCAGTTGCTTCGCCCTGCCCCAGTGGTGCAAATGCAAAGCCGTCACCCGAATCATGTTTGGCAAATTGACCCGTCATTGTGTGTACTTTATTACCTTAAAGAAACGGGTAAAGGTAACGGCTTATGCATTATGGAAGAAGGCGAGTTTTATAAAAACAAGCCGTCTAATGTGGCAAAAATCGAACCTCAACGGGTATGGCGATATGTCATTACTGACCATGCCAGCGGTGTGATTTATGTGGAGTATGTTTACGGCGGCGAAACGGCGGAAAACATTTCTGAGACGTTTATCAACGCCATTCAACCGAAAGCAGATCCTAAAATCGAACCGTTTTATGGTGTGCCGAAAATCCTAATGTTTGACCGTGGTTCGGCGAATACCTCTAAGATGTTTACCCATTTATTACACCAACTTGATGTAAAGGTAGAAATTCCGAGAACAAAAAATGCTCGGGCTAAGGGACAGGTAGAAAAAGGCAATGACATTGTGGAACGCCAGTTCGAGAGCGGTTTGCGCTTTATGAATGTGAGCGGTTTGACGGAGCTGAATGAACTGGCTCATCGTTGGATGCGGCATTTCAATGCAAAAGTCAAACATAGCCGTCATAAATTAAGCCGTTATCAGGCATGGAATCGGATTTTGAATAAGGATTTGATTCAGCCGCCAAGCCGTGAAATTTGCAAGGAGTTGATGCTGACATCTCTGGCTGAGCGTGTAGTGTCGGACAAATTAGAAATCAGTTTCGGCAATTATCGTTATGACGTGCGAAATGTACCGATTGCAAGAGTTGGAGAAAAAGTGACAGTGGGAAAAAATCCATATCGCCCGAATTGTGTACAGGTGCAATGCTTTACTCAATCTTTTGATGAGAATGGCAAGGAAGTGTTGAAACCTTACTGGGTGGTACTTGAACCAATCGAAGTCAATGAATACGGTTTCCGTGTGGATGCGGCGATGATTGGTGAAGAATATAAATCTCACAAGAAAACAGCTTTTGAAACCCATAAAGAAGAGCTTGAACAATTAGCTTACGGTGTGACCAATGAAGACGATTTAAGACGTGCGAAAAAAGCCAATAAGCCGTTATTTAACGGTGAAATTGATCCTTATAAGCATATTGATGAGGCGAGCTTGAACTGGTTTATACCGAAGAAAGGTCAGGAACACGAACTGACCACCAACGCAAGACGGGTTGAACAAAAACCTGTCGGTTTAGTGGAATGCGCCAAACAGCTTAAAACCCACTTTCCGCAATGGAACGGCAAGCATTATAAGCAGCTGGCAACACATTTCGCGGACGGTGTGCCGGCGGAGTTGCTGGAAACCTGGTTACAAGATGAAAAATTGCCTGAAATTTTGAACCCTGAAACCAAAATCCTGAAGCTTAACGCGGCATAAATTTTGATGAACGGAGACGCTATGTTGAAGTTAAAACAGGCGCTGATTGACAAGGGTGTAAGCCTGCGGCAATTGGCGCAGAAGATAAACTTTTCGCCTGCAACGGTGGCACAGTTGGTTAATCATAATCAACGTGTGAAACAGTGGGCGAAATTTGAGCGATGTTTAAGTGATGGTTTACAAAGTTTCGGCATTACGGAACCGCTTGTAGACTTGCTTAAAGAGGAAGCGACAGGCGAAAGTTTGGCGACCGAGCCTGCCGCTTCAGCCCCTAAATCCAAACAAGAAATTAAGGACGAGATTATGTTACTCGCAAAACAGGCTTTATTTCCAGCCACAAAGAAACATTTTTCGCTGTTTCGGGATCCGTTTGCGGAAGATATTCGCAGTGCGGACGATGTATTCAGTTCGGCAGACGTGCGCTATGTACGCGAAGCGTTATTTCAAACCGCAAAACACGGCGGCTTTATGGCGGTGGTGGGTGAAAGCGGCGCGGGCAAATCCACCCTGCGACGTGATTTGATTGACCGTATCAACCAAGAAAACGCGCCGATTACGGTGATTGAGCCGTATATCATCGCCATGGAAGACAATGACGTGAAAGGCAAAACGCTGAAAGCCGCCCATATTGCAGAAGCGATTATTAATACGCTGGCGCCGCTGGAAAGCGTGAAACGTAGCCCAGAAGCGCGCTTTCGCCAGTTGCACAAGGTGTTAAAAGAAAGTGTGAAATCCGGTTATTCCAACGTGCTGATTATTGAAGAAGCGCACAGTTTACCGATTCCTACCCTAAAACATTTAAAACGCTTTTTTGAGTTGGAGGACGGCTTCAAAAAGTTGCTTTCCATTGTGTTAATTGGTCAACCTGAGCTGAAAGTGAAACTTTCCGAGCGCAATACGGAAGTGCGTGAAGTGGTGCAACGTTGCGAAGTGGTTGAGCTGGCGCCGTTAGACAGCGAATTGGAAAACTATGTGGCGTTTAAACTGGCGAAAGTGGGCAAAAAAGTGGATGACATTTTCGACGAAGACGCCTTTGCCGCCGTGCGGCAACGTTTGGTTGCGGTGAATCGTAATAAAACGTCTACCAGCATGCTTTATCCGCTTGCGGTGGGCAATTTGCTGACAGCAGCGATGAATTTGGCAGAAAGTTTAGGTGTGCCGAAAGTATCCGGCGAAGTGGTGATGGGAGTATAAAAATGGCAAAAAAAGCAGTACGTATTAAGGCAGAAACTCACGAAATTAATCTGCAAACGCAAGATGATGTGGCGTTAGCCATTAAGGAAATCGGCGACTTGGAGCGTGAGCAGGTGCGTCTTTCCACCTTGCAAGCGGATGAAAAAGCGGCGATTGATGAAAAATATACGGAAAAATTGACCGCACTTAAAGAGCAGGTCAAGCCGTTACAAAAGGCGGTGCAGGCTTATTGCGAAAGCCGTCGCGATGCGCTGACAAACGGCGGAAAACAGAAAACGGCTTACTTTACCACCGGCGAAGTGCAATGGCGGGCAAAACCGCCGGCGGTTATCGCAAGAGGTATCGACGTTATTTTGGAAAGCTTGCGTAATTCGGGGTTGTTTCGTTTTATTCGGACCAAAGAAGAGCTGAATAAAGAAGCGATGCTTGCCGAACCTGATATAGCGCGTTCGATTGACGGCGTGACGATTCGCGAAGGTGTGGAAGAATTTGTGATTAAACCGAACGATGAAGAGGTGCGAACATGAACGAGCGCGAACAGATTAAACAGGCATGGAAGCAGGAATACAATGAGGCGGCAGAAGCCGCCGCAAAAACGGAACGTTCCGGTAACTATTACCAAGCCGCCGAATTGTGGAAAAAAGCGAAAGAAAAGGCCTTAAATTTATCGCAAAAAGAATGGTGCAAACGGCGCTATCAATACTGCATAAGTTGGGCAAGCAGACGGGAGAAATAATATGTTTGATGTCCTTGAACAACTTAAACTGCAAATTCATCAAGCAATTGTGCAGTTAGAACAGGCGGAAAAAGCCTTACATAAACAAGAGATGACGCAGGCGTCTATTTATGTTGAAAATGCAAAAGGGATTCTGATGAAACTCGGAGGAAGAATTAAATGACTATCCATAGTGCTAAATTGCAATTAGTGGTAACCGCTGATAAGGATGATCTAAATATCAAAACCGGTATTGATTGTTATGGTTTACCCCATCAACTGAAGGAAATAATGTCGGATTTGCTGGTGAAATTTCCGGTATTGATTCGTTCGACTTGGTTTTATATTACCGATAATTATGCTGATGCTGAAAACGGTTTTGATGTCACGCTGACCTTCCATTTTGAAAAGGAACAAGGGGATGATTGGTCTACCTCGGCGAAATCAACACACCCCGGCACGGTTGAAGATTTATTGTTAGGCATGGCGAAGATGATTTTTCAGGAAGATCCCATTATTGACGAGCTTATCGAAATGGAACTGGAAGAATTAGATTTGCCCGAATATGTGCAGCATTTCGACCCAACCTGTTAAAAATAAAGCCACCTTCGGGTGGTTTTTTCATATATGGAGTATGAAAAATGAAAGACAAACTATTGAAGAAGATTAAAAAGTTGATGGCATTAAGCCAATCATCTAATCCGCATGAAGCGGCAAAAGCTTTAGAGCTTGCGCAAAAATTGATGGTCGAAAATGATCTTAATCAAAGCGATGTGCTCTTCTCAGAGTATAACGGTAAACAGGAATTTGCTATTAACACGCCACGTTATGTGCATATGCTGGCTAATGTAATTGAAAAATCCTTTGGCGTAGAAGGCTATTTTTCTAATGAGGATCCGGAACATGGTGTAGGTAGAAGCAAGTTTCATATTGTCTTTTTTGGAAAAGACGAAGCGCCGGCAATCGCTTCTTATTGTTTTGATGTTTTATATCGACAATTGCAAAAATCCCGCAAAGAATTTAATGCCACACAAAGTAAACGTTTAAAGCGTAGCACTGCGATTGCTCGGGCTGACAACTTTTGCGAAGGATGGGTTTCCGGAGTAAATGAAATTGTTAAAAATTTTGTTTCAACACCGAAAGAAAAAGCAGAAATGCAAGAGCAACGAAAAATATTCAATGAGACGCGCAAACTTACAGAAGGAAAGGTACGTGAAAGCGGAAAAACTCATGAATTCAGTGATATGTCTAGACAGCAAGGCTATGAGCTGGGCAAAAAGGCTAAATTAAATCATGGTTTAAACGGAAAAGAAACGATGAAACTGGGGTGTAAAAATGAAAGTTAAATGTAGCGCTTGTGGTGCGGTCTATTCGTTGGATGCGCTAATTGCCAATCAATCCGCCAGCCAGGCATTAAATGCGGCATTAATGGTCAGCGGGGAGCTTGGTGAAGTGTTGATTCGCTATTTGGGTCTGTTTCGCCCGGCAAAAACCTCATTAACCTTTGACCGGGTAGCAACCTTATTGAATGAGCTTACACCGATGATTCAAGCCGGGAAAATCACCCGTGACGGGCGTGAATTTCCGGCACCGACAGAAGCTTGGATTTATGCGATCAATCAAATGCTGGCAAGTCGACAGATGCTGAAATTGCCAATGAAATCTCACGGTTATTTATTAGAGATTATTGCCGGTTACAAGTCGGCAAGCACAGGATTGGGCGTGGTTGTGATTGATGAATATAGTAAAGCACAACCACCAACATCAAGCAAAATGAATGCGGTAAAAGGGGCGCTGGAATGGGGAACGAATGGATAAAACCGATTTTGGGCAAAGGCTTTGCGTTGTTGCTCACGTTACGGCTGAAAAACGCCCCGACGGAAGATATGGTAAAGCCAACGCTGGAAACGTGGTTCCAGGTGCTGACTTATAAGAAAAGTTGGGAGCAGGAACTCGACCAAGTGCGGTTTGAACGGGCATTTATGTGGATTTCACAGAATTGCGACTGGTTCCCCACGCCTAAGGTGTTTTTAGATGCGATGCCACGGCGTGAAGCGAAAGAGCTTCCGCCACCCCCACCGAAAACAGCGGAAGAACAGGCAAAACTGGACGAGATTGCGGTGCAAAATATTCAGAAATTGAAACGATTATTAAGGGGATGTTATGCGAAATAAACTATTGCAGTTAGTGCATATTGGGAAAACACAATTGGGAATGGATGATGAAACTTATCGAAGCCTACTTTCTCAACAATTTTACCAAAATTCTGCAAGAAATATAAGCTATTCAGATTTGCTTAAATTAGTAAAATTGTTGCAGGATAAAGGGGCTAAAATTCAGTTACCAAAAAGTAAATCCACATTATCACCACTGCAACGCAAAGTATGGGCTGTGTGGAAATCAACGGCGGATAATCCTACAAGTCAAGCATTAAATGCTTATGTTGCAAGGATAGGTGTTGATGAACCTTGGAATATGATGAATAACTCGCAGGCTTCTTTTGTATTGGAAACATTAAAAAAATGGCAAAAACGAAAGGGTAATTAAATGACTATCGCTAAATTCGACAATGAAGACTTTCGCAATAAAGCGCCTGATTTATTGGCGGATTTAGCGAAACACTCCGTTAACATCATTAAACAACACGCAGACATCGAAGACGATCTCGCTGAAAATATCGGTATGTTGATTGCTATGAAAATAGGTGAATCCTGGGGCGGCTTAAATATTTATATGCCAAAGGCTCAAACCTTGTTCTTCTGTGAACGCGAGAAGCAAATCTATAATGATTTCACCGGCAATAACCATGCTTATTTAGCACGTAAATATAAGCTGTCTCTTCAGTGTATTTACCAAATTGTCAAACGCGTTCAAAAGGATGAAATTAATAAGCGGCAGTATCAGATGTTTAGAGAGGATTAAAGATGAAAACATCTATTATTTTTAATTTACCAGCTGATGTAATCAATGAATTGCATAAACGATTAAGAGAATCAAACTACTCAGGATTTATTGAGCTTGAAAACTGGCTAAAGAATTTGGGGTTTAATGTATCAAAATCAGGTATTCATCGTTATGCTCAAAAACTAAAATCGCTAGATGGTTTTATTGGTAGAAGTGGTTCTTTTGATTTAGCTGTACAATTAAATAACTCTATTGATGATAATACCCCACTAAATTTGTTATACCAAGAACTTGGTAAACTTGAGTATCAAAAGCAACAAATTCTACAAAAAATTTCAGCTATGGAAGCTGAAAATCAAATCTAAAAAATAACTCAGCTTAGACTACTTAAGCTGAGTTATTTCTTTTCACTATTTGAAACGTTATTACATTTTAAAGAATGTTTCTTCCCATATAGACCACAGTGTTCCCATATTTACCTCAAATTTTATGTATTAGTTATCTTAGTTAGATTCAGCGTTGCCAATAAAATGACGATTTCGGCAAATGATATTGCAAACACCGTTAATGCGACGCTCTTTGCAAATGAAACCCTGTTAAATTCAAATAACTTAATCAACCGAGGTTTAATTGACGGCGGTAAAACCTTAATTAAGAGTACTAAGGTAAGCAATATCGGGACGGGGCGCATTTATGGTGATCAGTTAGCGTTTAGTGCGAATACGGTTGAAAATTTATCAGAATTGGTTGATGGCGACCTCAAAGCTGGCACAATCGCCGCGAGAAATCGACTTGATTTCGGGGTAGATAAGCTGGTTAATCGTGATCATGCGCTCGTGTTAAGCTTGGATAAATTGTTTATCGGTGGGCGTTTAGATGCGAATCATCAAGCAACGGGGAAAGCGACCCTGGTTGATAACGGTAGTGCGACGATAGAAGGATTAGGTGACGGTCATATTACGACTTCAACGTTACTCAACCATGATATGTATCTTCAACTGGGCATTCACTCGACAACTGAGGATGTGGAAGAAATCGCGTTAGAATCTAAACCGACCGAGCGTTATAGAGTCGGCGTAGATGGCTACTACGGTTGGTCAGGCAGAACGGCATGGTTTACATTTTATGATAAAAATAAACCGACCATTTCAGAAAAACAATTCTATGTCTGGCGATATCAACGAACAAGCCATACGCCTTATATTAAACAGCAAGATAAAGCGCATTTAAATATCGGCGGCGATTTATATCTTAACGGCGACAATTTACATAATAAATACAGCCAACTGTCTGTTGGCGGTAAGTTATTCCTTGGTGATCACTCTTTTTCTCGTAATGAGGCGAGTCAATCTTTAAGTGCGGCTGGTATTACGCTGAAAAATGAAGATATTGAAAAAGTGATTAATATTGATGAAAAAGGCGAAGCATTATTTCTGAAACATTATAAAAAACATGGGCATAATGGGCATGAACATGCAAAAATCTCAGATTATGTTAAGCCGACTTATAGCGTAACTTCATCTTTTAAAGCGGTATCTAACATTATTGGCGTCCCGCTTGCATCCTCTGGCGCGATGGACAATAAACCCAAGGTTAAGGATATTCAGTTAAATACCATTTCAATCAATACACCTCATGCAGCGCCGTTGGGTAATGTGAGTGCTCCTCAAGCGCAATTGAATGCCGATAAGCAATACTCGGAAATTACGCTTACGCCAGCAATCAACGGTGATGAAATAGTGAATACCGGTCAAGTCATGACCAAACTACATACCGCAGCGAATACCGCCGAGCCGCTTGATTTAGCCGATATGCGCATGCCGATAGTAAAAACGCATCTTGCCGATGTACGTTTACCTGAAGCCAGTCTGTATAAAATCAACCCGGAGGCGCCGAACGGTTATCTGGTCGAAACCGATCCTCAATTTATCGACAATAAACAGTGGCTCAGCAGTGATTACCTGTTTAACGCATTACGTTACGACCACAATAACATGCACAAACGCCTGGGTGACGGTTTCTACGAACAGCGTTTAATCAATGAACAAATCAATCAACTCACCGGGCGTCGTTATATTGAGGGTTACCATAACGATTTAGCGCAATACAAAGCCTTAATGAACAGCGGGGTAAAATATGCTCGACAATTTAATCTTGCTATGGGGATAGGTTTAACCGCAAAACAAATGTCGGAATTAACGACAGATATGGTGTGGTTCGTCAACAAAGAAATCACTTTAAAAAACGGCAAAAAAGTGACCGCACTTGTGCCGCAAGTATACTTGGTGGCGAGAGATACAGATGTTACATCCCATGGTGCGGTGATTTCTGCGAACCAAATTATTGCTGATGTGGGCGAGTTAAATAACAGCGGCGTGATAGCAGGGCGAGATTTAACCCGCCTTAAGGGCGAGCAACTAGAAAATCGCGGTGCGATATTCGGTGAGCATGTCGATTTGTCGGCAACTCAAAACCTCATTAACCTTGGCGGGCGCATTGAAGCGGTGAAATCCTTGTCGCTTTCCGCCGGCAAAAATCTAGCGATTGCAAGTACAGTGTCTTCCGCGCAAGATGCTGACGGCAATTTTGCGCGTACCGTATTAGATCAAATCAGCATGGTAAAAGTGACGGGCGAGGGCGGGCGATTAGCGTTACACAGCGATGGCAACCTGAGCGTGAAAGCGGCACAACTTGAAAGCCAGGGTTCGTTGCGTGCGACGGCAGGCGATGCGTTGCAAATCACCACGTTACAGAGCCAAAACCGAGAACATTACAATGGCGATGCGGATAACTACTACCGTTTAGACCAACAGGCGGAAGGGGGAAGTGCGCTGGTGGGTAAAACGGGCGTGACACTGCTTGCGCAGCATGACATCACCCTTCGTCAAGCTGGCATAAGCAGTGAAAAAGGGCAAGTATTGGTGGGCTCAAATGCCGGCGATATCACGATTGAAGCCGGTCGTGCGGAAGAGCGGTTAGCCACCTCGATAAAATCGACCTCAAAAGGCTTATTGAGCAAAACCACCACGGTATCCCGTCGTGAATATCATACAACCAATGCGGTGGCGAGTAATGTGGATGGACAAGCCGTGACGCTGTTTTCCCGACAAGGCAACCTGACCGCAAAAGGCGCGCATGTGGTGGCGGAAGAGGATTTAGCCCTTGCCGCCAAAGGGAACATCTCAATTGTTTCAGACGTGAATACCCATTACCAAGCCGATGAAGAGATTCGCCGCAAATCAGGTCTCATGGGCAGTGGCGGTATTGGCTTTACCATGGGGTCGAAAAAAGAGCATCTTGAACAAGACCGCACGCAAGAAAGTGCCGCAAGCAGCCAAGTGGGCAGTTTAACTGGCAATACCGTTATTCAGGCAGGCAATCACTATCAGCAAACGGGAAGTACGGTAACATCGGTAAATGGCGATGTTAATATTTTAGCGCAGTCAGCGAATATCACGGCAGCCCGTTCGGATTATGCAAGTAACTACAAATACACGACGGAACAAAAAGGACTGACGATAGCGCTGACCGGTGCGGTTGTGTCTGCCATTCAAGCGGTGGATTCTACGGCAAAATCGGTAAAAACGGTGGAGGATAGTAAAAATCACCGAATTAATGCAATGGCAGCGGCGAATGCTGGTTTTGCCGCGTTGCGAGCGGCGGAACAATTGCGAGGGGTTGCGCAAGCGGTTTCTAATGGTTCGGCAACAGGCGGCGCGGTGGGCGTCAGTATTACCTATGGACAACAAAAGTCCGTCGAAACCCAACATAGCAAAGGGAACGTTGCAGAGAAAAGTCAAGTTAATGCGGGTGATAAGGTGACGATTACCGCACAGGGTCAGGGCGAACGTTCTCACATCACCATTGCCGGTTCAGATGTCTCAGGGCAAGCTGGCACGCACTTAAAAGCGGAGGGTGATGTGAATCTTTTCGCTGTTGATGAAACTCACCTTGAACGCAGCCAAAACAAATCCAATGGCTTTAATGTGGGGGTAGCGATTCAGTTTGGTAACGGCATTGCGGCGGGGATTACCGCCGGAGGCAATGTAGCCAAAGGTTATGGCAATGGCGAAAGCCAAGCGTGGGTCGCAAGCCAGCTGGGCAGTGAACACAGCCAAACCACGATAGAAAGCGGGCATGACAGCAATATCAAAGGGTCGCAAGTGACAGGTAAACGGATTGAGGTTTTGGCAGAAAATCTGAATATCGAAAGCCTGCAAGACACTGCAAAATATAAAGGCAAACAAGAAAGCGCCGCGGGACAAGTCACCGTGGGTTACGGCGTATCAGCCGGCGGCAGCTATAGCAAATCGAAAGTCAATTCAGACTATGCCAGCGTAAAAACACAAGCCGGGATTTTTGCGGGCGATGCGGGATATGACATAACTGTCCAAAAACACACCGCACTTACCGGCGGCTTGGTCACCTCAACGGCTAAAGCGGAAGCGGAAAATAAAAACCGTTTTAGCACCGGTACGTTGAGTGCGACGGATATTGAAAACCACGCTGATTATAACGGCAAGGGTGTTGGTGTAAGCGGTTCAGTGGCAATGAACGTTGATACCCCG